ACTCCTGATGGACAAATACTTAAATATGCTGTTGGACAACCCATGGGAGCGAGAACTTCGTGAACTATGTTCACAATTTCTCATCACATGATTGTTCAATATGCAGCATACCTAAGTAATAATTATCCTACTAAGGATTATATACTTCTCGGTGATGATATTGTTATTACTAACGATAAAATTGCTGAGCGGTATATAGTCTTAATGGAACAATTAGGTCTAGAATTATCTCCTTTCAAAACTCATGTGTCTTTTACGACATATGAGTTTGCTAAGAGATGATTCCACAAAGGTGTGGAGGTTTCAGGTATACCTATAAATGGTATAGTGAAAACTATTTCTAAACCGATTGAGTTATTAAGTTATTTTATTAACTTATTTGACAAAATCAGTCCGGAAAACCCCATTTCTTCATTAGAAATGTGCCTCTCAATTCATAATGCTTTCAACTATGGACGTAATGTCCGTAGAGGAAAACACATGATTGAAAATCTTTATACAATGATCAGAGTCAGTTCTAAGAATTTTACATCGGAATTTAGAAAATTCCTATGTGAAGCTCTTAAAGATTCTGATTATCCAATTCCTGCAAGTGACACAGCAATGCTATTAGAAATTAATAGGGTTGCATCACTGGCAGTAGTTGGACTTCTTTTTGATAATTATCGAAAATTAATTCAATTTATTACTCTTTTCAAGGAGAATAAAGGAAAATTAACTTCGTTAACTACAGAAGAAGCTGAGAGATTAACTCCACATCTGCCAATATTACATTCTTTGTTAAGTAATGTAACATCTACATATGTGAAGTTAAAGAAAGTTGATTTTCAGAAATACTCCCTTACGGAAGTAGCTGAAATCATTACTTTAATCGATATTAAGTCCCTTGTTTCAAAGGAACGAAAATCAATTAAAATATTGGTTCAACTTTCAACTCTTGGTAATCGGATTTTCAATGAATTGAAATTCGATCCTACTCAAGAAACTAGCCGTACAAATTCAGTTAAAGTTGTTAAAGGTTACTTTGATTTAAAGAAATCTTTAACTGATTTAACTAAAGTTAAACAACCAGCTCCTTAAACATTATTTTATTACTAAAATAAACAGCATTAGAATTCATTCCTTTAAAATGGAATGAGGGGTCTAATGGTGTGGAAAACCTGAAAAAAGGTTTTCAGGCCTCACCACTTGAAAAGGTGGTGAGGGCCGTGCCTGTGAG